TCATCAAAAGATGATACCACAAAAAGATCAACATAACAATTAATATCTAAAAATTTTTCTAAACAATAAAAATAACTACTATCATGTTTAATTTTAGAGTATCTTTCTTGTAAAAAGAACGCTAAATTTTGACCATCAAAAAATGATAATGAAGCATCATGACCAATATGCAGAGACGCTACTCTCAAAACTTAAATCCCTCAAATGATTTTTTAGGTTTGCGTTCTTCTTCATACTCATCTTCATTTCCAGAGTCAAGTATGTCTTTTTGTGCCGACTGCTCACAATCATACAATCTCATTTTGGCGCGGTCAATACCTACAATAAACCGCTTGTAGATCGTTGGATCATTATAACGATTCTTAAGTTGCTTTACCATAATCTGTCCAAGCCCCTCCAACTCTTCAGTGCTAATAAGGGCAAACATAAGATCAGCAGTAGCAGGGAGACCAAAGGACTCACTAGTATCAGTAAGTTCAACATCAGAGTTACCATAACCACTGCGGGTAGTCTGGGTAGCAGAGACAATGGGAACATTGAATTCCACCGCCAAACCGCGAAGTTCTTCAGCAATTGCTTTGATATATGAATATGAATTGACAGAAAGGTTTGACTTATACCTGCTGGAAGCACAAATATTAAGGTAATCAATGAAAATAATATCAGGTCTAAATGACTTTTTGAGAGCAAGTTCATTGAGAAGTGCCTTAAAGTGTCCTGAGTGTGCAGAAGCAGTTGGATACTCTTTAATTATAAGAGTTCCTTGAGTTTTCTTGGAAAGACTTGTAACTTTGTTCTCAAACATTTGACGGGGAAGGTCAACCAATTGCTGAATTGGAACATTGAGAAGGTTGGCATCAATTCGCTCAGCAATTCGTTCCTCCGCCATTTCAAGAGTGATGTAGAGAACGTTCCTGCCTTGCAATAAGACGGAAGAAGCAACATGGCACATAAAGAGACTTTTTCCGACACCCGTACCAGCAAGAGCGATATTGAGAGTCTTATTAGGTATACCACCTTTTGTGATCTTGTTAAAGTAGTCCAAGTCGAATTCGATCTTATCTTCTTGTCTGTGATAGAACTCATAACGTTCCTCATAATTTTGCAAATAATCGTGTCCGATATTATTATCAAACGATACTGCTAGAGCATCGGAAAGAATGCTTGGAATCGCATCACGATTTTTCTTATCATTATTTCCATCAGCAATATGGATTGATTCCATAAGTGCTAAGTAAATAGCACGATCACGACACCACTTTTCAGTTGTATCAAGCAACCACTGCTTTTCAACAGCAGCATCATTCAGAGAAGAATTAATTTCCCTGATATCTTTGACCTCAGTTTCATTAAGATCTGTGCGATTTTCTATCTCAATATTGAGAGCTTCGATCGTGATTGCTGAACCGTACTTAACAATAAATTGGACAATTTCCTCAAAAATGACCTTTTCGGTCTTTTGCTCAAAATAATCTGGTTGTATGAAAGGAATAACTTTGCGTGAGTAGTCTTCATTAAATATTAGGTTTCTGAGAATGGTTGTCTCAATTCGTTCCATAAGAGAATTGTTGTTTCGCGGCAGCATCAAGTTGCTGCATTACTTCTTCGGTAAAATACTGATCAGGATTCTTTAGAATCTCCTTTCCATAAATTTTCTTACCATCAATCTCATAACGTCCTGCAACGTTCTTCCACATTCCAACCTCTTCACCCAATTCCAGAAGACCATAGTAACGATCAAGACCACGTTCATCATAATACAAACGAACCTCAACCTCTTGATTTTCCTTACTCAGACGCGACTTAGCAGTCTTAGCCTTGATAATGTTTCCAACAACTTCTGTTCCGTCTTTTTCTTTTTTCTTGCTGAGATATATGATAGTAGAAGCGGCGTACTTAAGACCACTACCACCACCCATTTCCTTTGTAGGAACATAAGAACCGATAACATCGTAAGTGTGGTTGGTTACAATCATTGGAATGTTTGCCTGCCCCAACTTGAGAGTAAGCATACGAAATGCACCTTTCACAAGTTGCGATTTAGTCATATCACGAACTTGCTTATCGTTAAGTGCGTCAGTAATCTCTTTCTCAGTAGAAAGCATACCCAAAGAGTCTAACACAAACATACAAGGCTTGCGTTCTTCTACAGGTTTTTTTAAGTAAATATCTACTGCCTTCAGTGCCTTGCTACGAAACTCTTCTATGGTGACAACATTAACCACGACAAGACGTGATGTGTCGATGCCGCGTGATTCCAAGAGTGACTTTGTAATGGCAGCTTCAGTATCAAAGTAGAGACAATAACCATCGGGATTATTATCAAGGAAATTCTTAACCACAGCGAGAGAAAAGAAAGTCTTTCCAGTACTAGACTCTCCAGCAATAGCAGTAATCTTATTGCCAGATACACCGCCAAATATGCTACCTGAAACCAGTGCATTAAAGATGTACGAACCCGTGTCAACATAAGTCTCAGTCTCATCAATGTCGGAAGCAAGTTTCGTATACTCACCACCAACTTCTTTTACAATTTCTTTAAGAAAATCCATCACGCTACCATCCCGTATTCTTCACGAAGTATTTTTTTATAAGGTAAACCTTGTTCTCTAAGTTCTTTAACTAACTTAAGTTTATGATAGAGAGCAGCATCTCCACCAAAACCAAGTGCTTTTACAATAGTTTCTAGTTCTTTATCATTAATAGGCAAATCCATTATGCAAAAAATAGTTCAAGGTTTACAGTTTTTTCTACATTCCACCCAATTGTATCAAGAATAGACTTGAGCGGATCTACAAAACTCTTCTCAAATTGTAGTTCATAGTCAATGTATTTGTCAAGACCAAGTTCCTTTGGAAAATCTTGTATGAAAGAAATCACATTTTCCTGAATTATGTTTGGTTTCTTAAGAAAAATAAATTTGACCTTTTCACCATTATTAATCAGAGAATACTTATTTGTCAGTTTCTTTTCTTTTACATAGTAATTAAAAAGAAGTGCCCCACGAATATGAATCGGAGTTTTTGGTGCATATATGCTAGAAGATGAATGATATTTACGAACATCAGAAGCAGTTCTTGGAAAAGCAATTTCTTCTGGTGGCATTTTCTTAAAGTCTTCACGACACTTGTCAATGAAGTTAATCACATCTTCTTCTGTTCCACTCATCATCAATTTCAGACCATCCTTAATCATCTTACGACAAGGGGCAGGAGTAGAAGATTTAATTGCCTCAATACCCATAATCTTAAGTTTTGGTTCTTCATAACGAACACCTTCACTGTCCCAGACATTGAGAATGTAACGTTTTTTGGCAGTCCAGATTCCACGCTCAGCAATGTTTTCACGCTTCATCTGCATCTTCTGATCGTAAGCATTTACATACTCAGCCAGTTCTTGGTAGCAACCTTCAATATAATTTTCAAGTTCCACCCGACACACCTTATCAAGGAACGAAACGACGCTTTGAGGAGTTTTCTCTCTTCCTTTGTATACACTTTCAACCAAAGGACCCATATTAAGATAGATAGAGTCAGTATCTGAAGCAATGACATAATCAATATCTTTAGATTTAAGAACTTTATTTAAATACATATTTACTTTGCTTTCAATCCACCTGATTGAAACCTGACCAGACAATGTGATTGCCTCAGCGTTTGCTAGTTTGTAATAGCGGAAATACTGATTGCCGATAGCACCATAAGCAGAGTTAAGTTGAATCTTCCTCGCCATTTGGATGTTGTTACACCTTGCAATCTCCTTTTCCAACTCTTTCGTCTTTTTCTTTTCATACTCTTGTTTGGCAGCAAGCATTTTCTTCTTGTAGATGGTACGATCCTTATAGATCTTTTCCATCAGTTCTGGAAGAAATCCACGCACATCTTTACGGAACATTGCCCCGTTGGCACAAACTGCTTTGTCCTTATACAACTCAAATGTAATTTCCTGATTCAGAATCTTATCAACCGTTACAGTAGGATGCCTTTCATCCAGAAGAGTTTCTGGTGAAATATTGTACTGCATAATCAGGTGAGGATACAGTGAGTTAAGGTCAAATGATACAACCCAATCATACTTTCCAGGAATAGGTTCTTTCACATATGCACCAGCATACTTAGAATCTTTATCGGAACGTTCTTTAGGAGGAATCACAATATTCCTTCTCTTAAGATAGTTGTAGATAATAGTATCCCACATTCGAACCTGAAAGAATACATCTTCATAGTTCACTTTGGCGTCATATGCCATTGTAAGAGCAAGTTCGATCAGTTTCATCTTGTCTTCCAAACGGTCAACAAGTTCCACGTCCTTGATGTTGTACTCTACAAACTTCTGCCAACCTTTAGTGTAAAAATCCTTAAAAGTGTCAAACTCAGAGTGATCGAGTTTCTTCTGCCCCAATTCCACATTTGCAATGTGATCCAGGCGATAAGATTCTTGGTTGGTATATGTAAATTTCTTATAAAGATCAAGATAGTCTAACTGGGAGATACCTCCGATATCATAAGACAAATACTTACGTCCAGAAATATATGTTTCATCTTCGGTCACAAGACCCCAAGGAGACATACGCTTCATTAGTTTTTCACCCAGAACACGATCCAAACGACGAACAATGTAAGGAATATCGTACAGTTTACTGTTCCATCCAGTCACAACTTCTGGAGTGTTATCCATCCACCAATGAATAAAATCATTGAGAAGGTCATACTCGGTTGAGAAAGCACGATACCTGACATTTGCTTGATTGTTCTGAAACTTCCCAAGACCCCAAGTATAAATTTGCTTGGTTGTATAGTCCTGAATTGTAATCAGCAGAATTTCCTCTGCAGCAGATTCCACATCAGGGAATCCATTCTCTGATGCAACCTCAATGTCAAGAGTTGCTAGTTTAACTTTGTCAATATCGAAAATGATTTGCTCTTCAGGATACTTATCAGAGATATACTGATAGATGTAACGATCATTCCCACAAATTTTAAATCCTTCTACGCCCTCATACTTTTTAATAAAATCTCTACACTCACGGACAGAACCTGGTTCGATAGGTTCTACATATTCACCACTTAAGGTTTGATATTTAGTTTGTTTTTTAGCAGGGACAAAAAGGGTCGGAGAAAATTTCTCGCGGACCATGAAATGTTCTCCATTATCATATCCACGAACGAGAAAATGATCTCCGACCATTTGGACGTTGGTGTAAAATCTCATTCTGCAGTTAGTTCTTTGTACTTCTCAATAACTTCTTCTGTCGGATCAAAAATGGTTAGAATTTTATCAGAATGAATCATAAACTCAGTTTGATCAGTAATCTGTGTATCACCTAACCAAGGTTGCATTTTACCTTCACCAAGAAATCTGTAAGGTTTAATAAGTTTGCAATCTGGTTCACCCAGTTCTGAGGGCATTTCCTCAATTTGGGTGATTATAACATTATCAACATTTATTAGAATACATTTAATTTGCATTGAGTTTCTCCCGATACATATTTACCACTGAATCAATAGGTTCAACGACTGTAACAACCCAATCAGTTGGAATAGGAATGTCCTCTGAACTAGTCAATAAAATCCATGGAGACAAGGTAACTTCTACAGTTCTATCTTTGGCATTTGGGTCCTCACCTTCTGCAAGGAATACAACGGGTCTATTTGCATTTACTCTGTGAGGTTTATTTAAAATATAACCGATTACGTTTTCTGTCTCTGGAGTAACCAATTCTTTGGCATCGGAAATGAGTGTTTCTCCCGATTTAAGTAAAATTAATTTAATTGCCATTTCGGTTTATAATTGTGTTTTCATTATAGCAAGAAAAAAGGGAGGCGTCAACTGGATTTTGCCAGTTGCCTCCCGTGGCATAGCGACGACGATATTCATTCATATTTAGTCACCATTACCATTTCCACCACCATTACCAGCACCACTTCCAGGATTAATTGGAACTGCTCTACCAGCACCAACATTAGTCACTCTCCCATCATGATAAACTTTATGTTTTTTTGCTGCTGGATATGAAATAGTTTTTACTTCATTAAGAAACTGGTGGAAAGACTTCATCAATCTTTTTGCGTTTTATTTATTTAGAGATAGTCTTTACGAGTATGATGTTCGGGAACAATCTTACCAAGTCTAATGGTTAGTAGTCCGTTATCAAAGGTAACTTCTCGTACTTCTGTATCGTCGGAGAGAGTCCACGCCCGTTTGAAAGATCGTTGAGCCAATCCCTTATGGACGTAGTGGGTATCAGATTCCCTATCCTCCTTTTGCCCCTCGACAAAAAGTTTTCCATACTCAGTGTATACATAAACTTCTCCTTTCTTAAATCCTGCGAGTGCGAGTTCCAAACGTGATTCCACGTTGCTTACCTGAACAAGATTATATGGAGGGTAGTTAGAAGTTGTTTCATGAAGATTAAACAGACGATCAAAATATTCGTCCATTCCAATACTATTGCGTGTAATCCTGTCCATCAAGGCAGGCAAATCCGCAGATGTAAACCGTGAGGTTACTAGGTTAGTCATTATGGTAGCTCCTTTAAAAGCGAGTTTGTGTTTTGTGGACCCTTTCGGCATCCCTTATTATTTAACCACACAACGAAAAAGAGAGGAACGGTAAAAACCGAACCTCTCTTTAGGGTGTTCCGACTTTCGTAGAGACCGCACGAAAGGTCTCACGTTTATTTATTCGGCATCCTCTACCTTTTTCTTTTTAGCACCAATATTATACTTGGTTTCGAGAATCCAATCTCCTTTGTCCTTATAAGCAAGAACCTTAATTTGGTTCAAAGGAGCAATATCTTGGATTTTTTTGACATCGACAATCGTGATCAAACCCCAATCAGCAAGAAGTTGGGCAATACGATTACGACGCTGAACATCATTCACAGTCAAGTTTGCATGTTTGCCATCCAGAGCAAACAGTTCCTTAAAGTGAACGAGATAATATCTACCTTGCTTGTGTAGAATATGGCAAGACTGATAGATTTTCTTTTCTTTTCTTGAAGCAACTCCGATTCGGGTCAAAGTCTCACGAACCTTAAGAAAGTCATCAGGTTCGTTAAGAATCACTTCCACCATTTGTTCGGGCGTCCACTTCACTTCAGGTTCTTGAACGACACTCAT